AGATGAGTATTTTGAATATGGCATGATTTATCCTATCATAGTTTTCTTTTTTTTCTTAGGAAATCCAGCTTTCATATTTGCGTAAGCTGCATCAGAAATAGTTGATTTAGATTTTGGTCTGGATGTTCCAGCTTTTTTTCTTTTGTTAATATTGTAATATAAACCTTTACTTGGCATCATTTATCCTTTCAAAAACAAGGGGAGCTTATGCTCCCCTTTTATTTATATATTACTCGTCACAAGCAATTTCGACAACTTTTTCTTCTTCCATTCTAGTTGCACCGATTGACATGCAATAGTACACCTGAGTAGAATAAGATTTGTCTGCTCTTTCATCAATACGAGCTGTTACATCCTTACCTACGGCAAGTTTGATAGCATCTTCTGTGAAAGCGTAGCAAAGTCTATCGTCAGTGTTTGTAGCGTCAAAACTTAGTCTTGTTGAAGGAATGAACTCAAATCCTAAGAATGAGTTGATTGAACCTTGAGCAAGAGCTTTAACTGTGTTGAAGTCAGATGACTTAACTTCAGTTGTCGCTAATAAGTCTTGGATCTGCTTTGGTGAGCATACAATGTATCTCTTTAATGATGGATCTACACTTGCATTGTCTAAAAGAAACTTAGCTTCTAATAGCTTTGCGATTGTTAATCCGTCAGTTTGAGATGCAGAGAAAAGGCTTTTGACCAGATGGTAGAGCTACTGCTGTACCTCCAGCTACACCTGTATCTGCTGAACCACCTAAAGCTGAAATGATTACATCATCCATAGATCTACCCATCGCTGCAGCTGCTGCTTTAGCGTAGGAAGATGTTGGATCAATAAGCATTCTTACTTTGTCCTGGTCGTCAATGAGATCAGCCCACTCGTAGTCAGCGAGTGAAACTCGTCTGCGAGAGTGCGGCGTATCAATTTGCGGCGTATTTCCGTGGCGGCTTGTTCTTACTTGTGCTGTTACTTCACCAATCTGTTCGAAGAAAGCGTTCTTACCCTTGATTGTTTCAACATCAACAGCGTTTCTAAGTAAAGAACCCATTTGCTGTGAAAGCATAGTTACGTTATTGCTATACTGTTCTACAAATGCTGTAGTTATTTGTGTAGACATTTTTGTCTGTTCCTTTCTTAATAGTTGTTGTTTTTACTTTCTTCGATAAATTATCTCTTTCGAGTTTTATCTTCATTTAACATCTGATAGATGTCAGTCTTTCCTAACGTCAGCCAGAGTCCTATTCGGATTGTTCTGGACTAATCCCATACTTCATATTCTGAAGCATGAAAACTTCATCAACAGCTGCTTGGTGTCCTGGATGTTTCTTATCCCAGTACGGAGTACCTGGTGCTGTTAATTTCTCAATCTCTCTTTGAGCATCATCTGGAGTCATTGTCAAATCATTTTCTGCGGTCATATTATCTTCAGAAAAGTTTTCTGCCAGTTGTGCCAGTGCTTTGATAAATTGAGGATCATTACCTAACAAATTACCATTTGCTAGTTTCTGATCTTTTAACTCTTGTGGGAAGTATGTTTTAAATACTGTATCAGCTTGTTGAACTTTTTTATCAAAAGCTAAACCCCAATCTTTTCTTAACTCAGACTCGGATGCTTCTCTTACTTGTTGCTCTTGAACTTGTAATTGCTCTTTTCCGTTTTCTGATAACTCACCATAAAAATTTAAAATCTTATTAGCCTGGTCAGGATTCAATCCTATTTGATGAGCTACGTTTTTAAATTCTTGTAAGCCTGGATCACTAGCATCTATTTTAGTTTCAAACTGATACTCATTAGGATCAGATGGTCTACCTAACTTAGAATAGATAACTTCCCAATCTTCTTGAGTAGAATGTTTGCCAGGCACTGGTATTTTATCCATGCCAACCATTTTTTGTGCATGAACTAAACTCTTAGCCATATCACCAACATTAGTAAAATTTTTTAATGATGGTTCTGTTCGTAAATCCTCTGGTAATTGATCTAAAAAAGTTACACCAGGATCTATAGCTTGTGTTTCTTGTGTTACTTCAGATTGCTGTTCTTCTACAGCAGTTGTCTGTTCTTCACTCATTTTTTCGTTTTCTCCTTAATTATATTTTTAATCATTAGTAAGACAGATCTTTGTCCTTCTAGATATGCCATTTCTAATGCGTCTTTAGAAAAAGTAGTTGTGTTTTGGTGTAGTCTATTTTCCAAATCTTCTAAAACATTCTGTCCTTGGACAGTACCAAAAGTTGTTCTGTAGTTTTGAAAAAGATCGTCTAGCTGTTTTTTATCCACGCTGTAGTTCCTTCACCAAAGGTGCTACTTTTCCACCAGCTTCTGCCATCTGCATATCCTGTTGCTGTTGTGCTGCTTGTTGTTGTGCAGCTTGTCTTTGCTGTCGGATAGCTTGTACTTCATCCACTGATCGTATCACTTTAGATGGTACACCTAATACTTTTGCTAAGTGACTTACCATCTTATCACTATCAATGAAATCCATTACTGGACTCATTTGTGACATTGGAGTGATAATCTCTAAGGTACGAAGTATTGCCTGGACATCTCCTTGCTTCTGCGATCTTGCTAATGGTGATACATATTCAATATCTATAGTTTGACCTTGTAGCTGTTCTGGAGCTGGAGGTAATATTCCTTTCCTTAGTAGAATATTAAAAGTTCTATTAATCAAAGGCTGTAACATCTCTGATTGTAATCTACCTAATACGGGTGCAAGTAATCTCATCTTTTCTTCATTACGCTGCATAACTTCAGTAGCTGTCATTTGTATATTTTGTGACATCAATAACTGATCTATGTAGTAGGCTTGTTTAATAGCTGTTCTTCTTTGTTCTTCAATATTTAAACCTAATGGTGTGTTTGCTCCAATATTTAATGGAGTAATTGTATCTCTTGATCCACTACGATAAAAATTTAATCCGCCTGGTTGTGTTCTTACAGGCAATACAAAAGAATCATCAGGAACTAATAAAGGGGGATCTACCATTTTCTGTGCAGCTTTAATTGTTGTTTCTGCCATTTTGTTAATCATCTTAATATCCGCTAGTGCGGTCATTGATGGTGATCTACCATATACTTCGTTACTTGATTTTAACCATCTCGGTACAACAAAAGGAAACTCATTAAATCCAGATATGTTTATGACTGTTCCATCTTCATCATAGTACAATGAACTATATTCCATTGATTTGTTATCCATCTTATAAGGATTCAAATCATCATTTGGTTTTACACAATGATAAATCGTAACATCATCATGAGGTGATGTTTGTGCAATCTTCATTATTCTTTTTGGTAACTTGTCACCAAACTGTTGATAAGCACCCCTTGCTGTCATCTTTAATTCACGATGGATTGTATCAACAACACCTTTGTTATTTTCTTGTATATAAATTTCTTTGATATGCCTGGTTGAAAATCTTATGAAATCTTTTTCATCATCTTCAATCATCATGCAGCCTGTTCCGAAGGCAACCATGTCTGTATACAGTTCATGTACTTCTTGTTGGAAGTTAGATCTGTCTAATGCCATATACATCACATCTGTACATGACTCTAACCATTCTTTATTTTCTTCTTGTCCAGAAACATCCTCATCTTTAAATCTCATAGAGAACCAAGGAGTTGCCGCATTGGTTAACATCCCATGTAGTGATGATGATAATAATTCTAGTGCATGTAATGCTGTACCATCAAAAATTCTTTCTGTTCTTTTATCACCCCTGGATCTAGTAGTAGTTACATCAGCTCGTCTTGGTAAACAATAATCAGCTACTTCTTGCCAGTGACTTTCCCAATTCTGTCTTTTTGTTTTTAATTGACTAAACTGGCTTTTTAATTCTTTGCCTTTCATTATTTCAATAGTCCGCCTTTCTTAGTTCTATCACCACCCAGTAATGTAGAATATGTTTGTACACCTTGGTCATACTTTTGCTGTGCTGTTAATTTTTTCTTTACATCTTCTTTACCTAAGATTGCCTTCATCGCCATACCTACTGGTGTACCACCTTTTTCTATCATCGCTGGTACAATGCCTTTTACTTTTCTAGGTTTCGGAGCGTACTGCATATAATCTGTTGTTGTTGTACCTGGAGCTGAACTTACACCTTGTCTTAAATATTCTGGATCTTTTGCTTGACCACCAAATACTGCTCTAGCCATATCTTTCCCTAACTCTCCAAATGTTGGTGCAGATGATATTATTCTTCCTGTATAGTCTGTTGCTTTAGCTCCTGTTTTTTTTACTGATACTTTTTTTCCTGTTGCGGGATCTATTCTTGTTAACCCTTTAACAGTACCAGTGCTTTCTACAAACTGTATACCTCTACCTCTATCGGCTGCTGCTGCTAACTCTGCTTCTCTCTTTTTAGAGATCTCACCACCCGTCATGATGTTTGACATAAGCTCTTGCGTTTGAGCTGCTCTTTTTGTTTCTCTAGATTTGGTTGCTGATTCTGAACTCATCTTATCCGCCTAACAAAGTTTTTCTATAAACTTCTGGATCTTCTTGAACACCTTTTTTAGATGTTAAAATTGTTTTTGAATAACCAGCTCTTTTCTTTTTCATTGTCTGCTTAATCATCTCTGTAGACTCATCTGGTAATTCTTCTTTTGTTGCCGCTGGTACTTCAGGCAAAGGTGCTGGAGGAGGCGGCGGTGGCGGTGTCTTTGGTCTTAAAAATCCCATTGTCAATCCCTCCCTAAAGGATCGTAGTTTAACCCCTCTGCAAATGTTTGCACAGGAGCATTGTTATTAAAATCCAAATCTCTAATTGCAACAGCTGCTGTTCGCCAGGCATCACAATAGTGACTTGACCAATCATGGATCGGTTTAGAATACGTTTTTAATTTATCTAACCACTTACGATGATACCATCTCATCGCATCCAAAAATGGCTTACAGTTATCTCTATCAATATATGTACGATTTAGCAAGAGTTGTCCAGCATGGATGCCATCCTCTATCGGTAGCTTTGGACACACTCGTAGTGGTCGCATTCCCATACTAAAAGCATATTCTTTTCTACTATGACCAGTAGACATCTCCCTATGTTCTACATCATGTGGAAACACATAGTTGCGTATAGGATAATCTGTTTGTCTAATATAGTCCGCATAGTGATCTAGGCTTTTGTTATTATTACTATAACAGTCAACAACAACAATAGCTCTGTCTATAGGCTGCACGAATAATAAACTCGTATCATCTGATATTCCTAAATCAAAATAAACATCTACAGGATAACCTGGATCAAAGGGATATTTACCAATTTGATTTTTGTTTTCCATCTTTTCTATAATCTTACCATAAACCGCACCGCTCACATTGGCTGTCCAGGAACATTCAAATTCCTGTTGATACTGATCTTCTGTCATCAGTTTTCTGGCTTCTTCTAATTCTGTCTTAGGTACTAATCCTGTTTGACTAGCTTTATGAATAACTGTTAGCCAGGCTGCATCTCCTTTGGCTTTCTCATAAAGGTCGTAAAAGGAATTCATTCCTTGTGGAGTTCCTATAAAATAAATACTTCCTAATCTGTCCGCAACCGCTGGTCTCAAGATCTCTGGAAATAGTCTTTCATCCATCTGAGCATATTCATCACAAAAGATCTCATCAAAGTATTGACCACGAGCAGAGTCAGGATTTTCACTACCAAACAGTGATACTCTAGCTCCTGTAGGGAAGTCAGCTCTTAGTTCTGTTTCGTTAAACTTCATACCCGGTATCTTGCGGGAATAATGTTTTAAATAATCCCATGCAATCAGTTTAGCCTGGACTCTAGTAGGAGCGAAGAATGCACCTCTAAATGCCTTTTTTTTGCTCGTGAGAGCCGATTTAATAAGATGGTTGATAGACATTACTGTCTTACCACCTCGTCTGTGCATCACGATTACAGCAAATCTGAATTTAGTTAAATCACTATGGAGCTTTTGTTGTTGCGGTCTAGGTTTGTAAGGTATTTCTATAGTACGCATTAATGTATTGTTTCCGTTAAGGATAGTAGCTCGTCATTGAAATCTAACGATAGATGTTCACAGATTGTTTGTGCAGCTTCAATCATACTTTTCTCGTCATCAAATTTACCAATAACTATTTTTATTTCGTTTGTTTTATTGTCAATGATTACTTTGGCGGTAATGTGTTTGTGTTCGTTCAAGTGTCTTGATCTCCCATGTATTATATATACTCAGACGCACCCCACATTTTGGGGGTATCGGTCATTATAAATCTGTAAAAACTAGCCATTATTCTGAGTAAATCTTTGTTGTTGTTGTATAATTTGTATTATAAGCCACATATAGTGTTGATTTTATTATCTTATTGGATGCTTTTCTTCTTATCATGTTCCGAAGTTCTTATCGTGTGTGCGTATTCGTCTGTTTTATGTTCTGTACTGGGATGATCTACTGTTTCTTCTTCCTTCCAAACAACCTTAATAATCGGATCACCTTCATTGACTACTGTCTGCTTATCACCAAATACGCTAACCAGCTTAGAAGCCATCCACCTCGCATGATGTAATCTTTCTCTGTTCCATTGTACCTGTTGTGGTTCACATTCTTTTGTTAATAAATCCATCATCCAATCCAACCAAGTCATCGCACCTAATCTTCTTGCGTCTAATATCTGATCTTTAAACTTATTATCTTTCTTCATCCATTCGTGAACAGTGGACAATCCTGGCATATTTTTAGATCTACAAATAGAAGCTAGAGTATTCCCTAACTCTAATTCCTCAAGTATCTTTGCGTATAATTCTTTTGATTTCTTCATCTGTTTTGTTCCTGTACTGTATCAAGTTTCTATATTGTTTCAACTTGCCTTCAAGCGTTTTTGCACCTGTTGATTTACCCCCATGATATCTACAAATCCATCTACCATTCTTGCAAAGTATTCCCTTAGCCTGGCACTGCTTCCCATCATATTTTCTTCTTGCTTGACAAAATACTTTCTTACTTGGTCTTCCAACCATTATTTTTTTTTATATTCCTTTACAATACCCAGATAAACAGCGTAATTCCATGCTTCCTCGCTTGTCTTAGGGTTTAGATACTTTTCTTTCCATTTAAAAGACTCGTCATAATTACCAGTTTTTTTAACATATCTTTGTCTAATGCTTTCAGGATCTAAATATTTCTTTTTGTTTCCGTCTACAACATCCTGATATTCAATTTTGAAACTTTTTGTTAAGTTAGCTAATATATTTTTAACTTCATCTTTTTTATTTTTATTACTACTAGACATATTTGGCGTGTGTTCCTTATTAGTTAATTGATTAGTTAATTCATTAGTTAATTGGTCTGCCAATTGTGGCGTGTACTTTGGACAATTATGGCGTGTACTTTGGACAAATGTGGCGTGTGTTACATCATAATTTATTTGGTATTCTGTTGCTTTGCCTGTGTAACCTTTCTTTAATTTAATTAAAAAATCATGTTTAATTAAATCGTTTATACCCCTTGAAACACTTCTTAAACTTAATCCGCTATCATCCGCAATTCTGGCATGGCTTGGGAATAGTTTCCCTGTTTTGTTGTTCTCTCTGTCTAAAAGAAAAAACATTACACGCCTTGAGGCATCATTTAATTGCTTTGATTGATTTACGATTTTTAATAGCTTCCATTTTTTTATCATAAATATTAAATTTTACCCTCCAAAATATGTTTAATTTACCTTTGTAAATACTTTGTCTTCTTCCTGTGTCTGTTATTTCATTATTATCGTTAACAATTAGATCAGCAGCTAAAACAAAACATTCTTTATCTTCAGCGATCACCCAACCAACAGAAAAGCACTTGGCAAGACCTATAAAACTTAATGGGAAATCTTTCCATCCTGTTTCATCTTCTTGGGGATCTTTCCATCTAAATATTAAAAGATCTGGATTACTCTTTGAAGAAATCAATGACTTTAACTTTTCCCCTAGTCGCATTAACTATTTTTTTAATATTTTTTGATGATGGAGTGAACCCTTGACACCATCGTTGTACTAATCTAGCTGAATTGCTATGCTCTGAAAAACCTAACATTTCCGCTAGTTTTCCATATGTATAATTATTTTTTGTTCTGTATTTTTCCAAATTCATAGCAATAATTTCTATATTTATTTTTAAAAATCAATTTATTTTATATTTTTTTTAGTGCGACAATATTGACCATTGTATATAATTAGCATATAATGCTATTACTATATCAATTAATTATATAACGCGGAGGTTATAAAATGAGTGCATATTTAGTAGAAAACGAAACTATAGGAAGAGTTATGAAAGCAATTGAAAAATCTGGCAGACATGGCAGAGAGTATCTTTTAATTGACGAACTAAAAAACGAACTTCAAAAAAATCCTATGAAAGTTTTTTTTAAATTATTTGATCTAAATATAAAAAGTTTACAGCAAAGATATGAAGATCAAAAAGACATAGTACCAAGTGCGGAAGATTACAAACAAGCAAAAAAAGTTTTCAATCAATCTTTCGGCATTTCTGATTATCAATTATTAAAATCTTTAAAATGCTATCTATATCAATCATGTGAAGGTAATTGCAACAAAAATGATCTTTATAAAGCTGTTGATTGTGTTTCTGATAACATATCAGCGGATATTATTTCTACAATGTCAGAGTATAACGAAGCGAAATGGGGTTAATAATGATTAATTTAGCATTAACTACATTCGCACATATAATCATGATTGGTTGCACATTATGGATTATAAGAGAAATGATTAATATAATTATTAGGGGGAAAAAATGACAACATTGTTAGAAGATCTAGAAAACCTGGTTAATGATTTACAAAGTGACAAGATTACAAAAAAACAGGTCATACAATCATTAAAAAATATTGTCGAATACGAAGAAAAACAATGCGAAGATTGCCAAGGGAAAGGATATATTTTTACTTATGCCAAGCATGATAATTTTTTATCCATTGAACGCTGTGACACTTGCAAAAAATTTAATAACGATGATGAAGCAAAAAATTTCGTAAGGGAGGAAGTAAAACAATGAACAGATATGAAAAATATTTATACGATCAATTTAAAAAGCTTAAATATACCGAATATGGCTTTAAAATTAAAATATCTGATGGTCAAGACAACACAACAAATTGGATGGATTTAACACCAAACAGAGCAAAAGACATTTTAAAAATATTGGAGGAAAAAAATAATGAGCCAAGTTAAAGCGGATTATTTTTACCAAAAGCCAAAAGTAAAAAATAAAACAAAAAAACTTTGTAAAGAAATACAAAGACGCAGAAACCTGGCATTTGGTCAGTCTAATTTAATTAGTTATGAGATTGGCAGAAAATATTTAAAGGTGGGGGAAGTTGCTCCCACTTTTGGCGGTTTATTAAATGCAATAGCTTTTATAGATATGGAAGGAAATATTTTTAAAAGTGCATCACACGATAGAGCTGCTAAACACAAAAGAGGAAATATCTTTAGTGAACAAGAAGGCACAGAAGCAATAGACGCAACAGGATTTATAAAACATTTAAGGGGGTAATATGGATATAAAGCTTTCACAAGAAGAAATATCTTTTTTAGCTTTTTGGTTAAAAGAAGATCTAGACTTAGAAAAAAAAAATAAAACACTAAGTACAAACGGATTAAAATTATTAAAAAGTGTATTTAAAAAAATAAAGGAAAAAAAACAATGAATGTATTATCTTTATTTGACGGAATGTCTTGCGGACAGATAGCACTGAACAAATTAAATATTAAATATAATAATTACTTTGCATCAGAAATTGATAAATACGCAATCCAAATAACAAAAAAAAATTTTCCTAATACAAAGCATATTGGTGATGTTACCCAGGTTTTACAAAAAGATTTACCAAAAATAGATTTATTAATTGGTGGTTCACCATGCCAAGGTTTTAGTTTTGCTGGAAAACAATTAGCCTTTGACGATCCTAGAAGTAAATTATTTTTTGAATTTGTTAGATTGTTAAAAGAACTAAAGCCAAAATATTTTTTATTAGAAAATGTTAGAATGAAAAAAGAATATTTGGATATTATTTCTAAATATTTAGGAGTCGAACCCATTAAAATAAATTCTTCTTTATTGTCTGCACAAAACAGAGTTAGGTATTATTGGACTAATATTCCTAATATTGAACAACCAAAAGAAAAAGGAATTGTTTTAAAAGACATTCTACAAGCAGATCATGAAGAAAAAACAGTTAAAGACACAAAAAGAAATCAAAGGCACTACCGATCATTTGAAGATAAATCTTTGTGTTTAACCGCGACTGCTTACAAAGGTGCTGGTAATAATGGCATGACTCTTGTACCTATCCAAGTTGGAATGGCTACAGATATAAACGGACATGACATCTTAAAAAGAATTTATTCTGCACAAGGTAAATCACCTACTTTAAATGCTTGTACAGGAGGTAATAGAGAGCCAAAAATAGCTTCAAATATGACATTATATCGTAAATTAACACCGATTGAATGTGAAAGATTGCAGACTGTTCCAGAAAATTACACAAATGGAGTATCAAACACTCAAAGATATAAGATGCTTGGTAATGGTTGGACTGTAGATGTTATTACCCACATTCTGAAAAATATGTCTTTACAAGATAGCAATAATGGCTAGTGTTATAAATAACGGAGGTTAAACAATGAATGATTTTAATTTTGTGGGGGAACATTGGTTGAAGCATGGACTCAATCATTTATCACCCACCCAGAAAAACAAACCGCTTTGCGGATGGTGGTACGAATACGTTTACAGGGATCAAGAATGGAGAAGGAAGAAAAAACCAAATGCCAAAATGTTTGCAGGAATATCTGCACAAATTGGATGGGATAATTACGCACTCTTTGACAAGTCTGAAGATGAGTCTGTTGACCTGGCGGTTAAAGATTACCAAAAAAGAAAAGGTAATTTTATTGATGATGAAAAAGAAATGAAACAATTTGAAGTGAACCTGGAAGCTATACCAGCTACAGTTAAAAATTATATCCAGGCATTAAAAGATTTAGAAATTAAGAAACATAAAAATATTAATAGTGAACGCTATGTAAATTTATGGATGGATGGTATTGACATTCCTTGGACTGGTCGTACCTGATATGGAAACAGATGAGTTTTTTATAGAAGCAAAAACGAAATGGCAAAGACGAGGTGGTAAGCCTAGGAAAGATGGTACTTACAATTATGGAAAGGTTGCAATACCACAAGAACCAGAAAAGGCACATGTGGATCAAGTATCTTTTTACAGAGCTGCCACAAAGAAGCCAGGCTATTTAATTTATGCAACACCCTATGAGTATAAAGTTTTCAGCACTAGTCAGTCCTCCGCTTTAAGTGCTGAAGTCGGTGAGAGCTGTATGAAGGATTTCTATCGTACAGCTCTTACAAGACAGAACCTGGTTAAGCTATCGGATGATGCGGAGCATATAGCGAAAAATTTTATACAACCAGATTTCAATAACATTAACTATTATGGTTACACACCAGAAGAATTATCGGAGGTAAAACAATTTTATGGTCGCTAATATAATACCACTAGAACCTTTTCTTAATTCATTAGAACTATCGGAAGAATATAGAATATATCCTTTAGTAAAAATGGATTACCAAAAAAGAAAAGAAAGAGAATTAATTCAACAATGTAGATGTAGAAACAGACTTAAAGAAAAACAGAATATGAAATGGATTTGGTTTAACATTAAGAAAGGAACGGATGAACACACAAGATAAATTAAAAGCAGCTATCGCAATTTATGAAAAAGATTTTCAAAAGAATGCGATGACAGTTAGAGGCGGAAAGAAATATGGAACAGTTAATCAAAGACTGAAAGCCTTTAGAATGTATTTCCCTGATGCTTCTATAACAATAGATGTCATTAAAAACGAAAGAGTCCAGGTTAAGAACTTGGAAACTGAAGTTGTTGTGATGAAATGTTCTATTAGTATTGATGGAAAAACTGTTTCAACAGGCATAGCAGAGGAGTTTAGAGAAGGATCAGCTCCAGTAAATGTAACAAGTTTTTGGGAGGTATGCGAAACCAGTGCGATTGGTCGTAGCCTTGCCAATTTAGGTTTTAGCGGACAGGAGTTTGCGTCTTATGATGAGATACAAATAGCGGAAGCTAAAAGCCAGACTATCAGTAGCTCTGGTACAAAAGCAGATAAACCAAAGGATGAATTATTATCCTTACATGAATTTACTGCTGCTGTAGATCAAGCAAAAAGATCATATCACTTAGATGAAATAGTCACCAAATTTAAATCTTGGCTAGGAAGTTTAAGTGAAGAAGATGTAAAAACAGCTAGGTCTATTTACAATAAAAAAAAAGAAGAACTCAATACAATGAAGAAAGGAAAACATTTACATGAGTAGAAAATATTTAAACATGTTCCCAGGAGATGATCTGAAAGGATCAATGACAAACTGGGGGAAGAAACCCCTGGCATCTTCTCACAAAGAAGGTTTTACACCTCAAGAAGATATTGTCTTGAAAGCTGGTCAGCCATACAAACTAACACTATGGCAAGGAACAACAAAGAACACTGGTTACCCAACAGTATCTTTAGCGGTGGAAGAATGGCAGCCATTTACAGGCGGCAGCTCTAACAATGCTGAAGGTAATACAGGATCAGACGAAGCTCCTTTTTAGTCATGAAAGATCAAAAGACTCTACAATATTACACCAGAGGTGAGGTCTTAAACAAAGAAGAAAGAGCCAGGAAGAAATACAGAAGCTATGTAGAAAGACGAATTTTTCATCCTGGTTTTTTTTCTAATAAAAATGTAAAGGAGGAAGAAGATTGCCAGAACAAATCAATCCCGACCACTATCAAAAAGAAATAGAAACCTTTGATGCTATTGCTAGTCAATTAACAAAAGAACAAGTCATAGGATATTTAAGATTTTCTATTATGAAATATGTTTGTCGCTTTGGTGCGAAACATAACAGCACCCAGGAAGCCAAGCTAATGGATATTGGTAAAGCAGAATGGTACACAAATAAATTACTGCAATATCTAAACGATCATGGCTAGATGGAATTACTTTAACAGAGGGGATCATTACTCTGAATGGCATCGCAAGTTTGAAGGTATTGCGATGATTGATGTAGACTCTGTAGAGTGTTGCAAGGTTTGTTATGAACCCCTGGCTATCATTGAGGTAGCGATGGATAAAGGTCAAAACAAAGCCTATACCTTAGTCAAAAAGATAGCTGATAAAATGCAGCTCCCTGGTTTTGTTGTTTTATATACTGCGGAACAAGATGAAATAACACAGTTTAGAATTAAACGAGTGAGTCCACAAGTTTCCAAAACTTATAGAATAGCAGAACCAGGACTCTGGTTATCTTATTTAAAGAGTTTACAAGACAGCTGCAAGAGCTGTAGTATAGATAATATAGAATGGTAAAATTTATATTATGGATTTCAATGTGTAGCGGTACACAATGTGCAACAATAGATCAAGCATACGAAAGCTATCAACAATGTAACTTGGTCGCTAGAGATGTTTTGTTAATCATGCAAGAAAATAATATAGATAGATTCTACATAGCTTGTGAAAAAAGAAGCGGAGTATAAATCCAGAGGTAAATCTTTTAACTACAGCCTGGAGCTGCACCCTTGCCAGGTCTGTACCAGAAAATGGATAGAACTAAATCTCATGCGAGTAAATCATTATGCACTAAAGAAACCAGAATATGAGTGTTTTGCGTGTTATAATGCTAAAAATAACCCATAAAAATCCATTTTAAGAGCCTTCTAAGGGGTATTTATATAGATACTAGTATAATCTTATTCGGTTATCTTGATACTGAACTTAGGTATCTTCTTAATATAATCTCTACGCAGTCTAATATTAAGCATTTTGTTTAAACAATCATCCTGGTAAAAGTTTTGTAACTGATACAGCAGCTCTACTAGCTTGGCATCTGATTTATTATGGGTAACATAGATAACATCTTTATGGCTAGGTCTTAGGTCTGTAGAATTAGATCCCCAGTAATTTTCAAACGCAGCTCCAGTCTTACTGGTAACACCAATATAATATTCACCAGATGTATAGTAAGTCTTATAGACTTTATAAACTGGTTGTCTTTTAAGTTTCTTTTTTTTCTTTTTGACGGATCGCACCACAGTCTACACAAGTCCACAGTTCTAAAAAATTATCCGACATGCAAGGATATTTCTTACAATCAGGACATATCTTTTGTTGAGAGTTCTTTTTATAAGTTTCTTGTTGTTCCCTGGTTTTACTAGACCAATCGTACCAGTGCATTAAATATTAGCTATGATACCAATAACAACAAGACCAACAAATAAAACCATAAGTTTCTTTTTTAAAGGTGCATTACTAAACCAGGCTATTGCTTTATCTGTCTTGTCAATCATCTTGTAAAAAAATATTTCCATGTTATCTCCTACTTTTTAAATTTTTTAATAGCAAGATCAGTAATCTTGATACCAAATGAACTGGCTATAGCAGCCATTAATGCGTATATATACCAGTCTGGTAAGCTATTCAAGGTATCAAATCCTTCTTTTAACTTGTCTACCCACTCAGGTTTATTAGCAAAGATAGAAATAAATACAATCACCAGGGGAATAGATAATAAAATAGTAAACCATTCATCCCGCCAGGAGTCTTTCATATTTTTTTGAGCTGCTATCTCATAATCAATTTTACCTTCAGCCATTTTGATGGCATGAGTTTGTTCTGCTTTTGCCAAAAGCTTCTTCGTTTCTGTTTTTGTTTTCATAACATCAACAGCTCCTTTAGCAACAGTACCTAATAAAGACCAAATCATTTTTTTAATGGTGAGTCTAATGTACACTCACCCTCCTCTGAAACGTATAATAATCTCACACCTAATTCTTTTTGTAAAGGTGTAGGTGATCTATAAATATAATTATTTTTAGAGTTTACTCTTTTCCCGGTTCTTCTGTAACTAGAAGATTTAACATCTACTAACAAAACTTGTTTGTTTTCTGGATCATAACAACAAAAATCTATAGGGGATTGGACAGCTTTTTTTGCATAAACAATGTAGCCTTGTTGAGTTAGCCACAGCTCTGCTGCCATTTCGGATTGAAAGCCTTTTAATATTCGCTTATCCACATGATAACTATAACGAATTATTTAATTATTAAAGCCAAAAAAGTTTGTGAATAGAGCTATAGCTGCGATGATAATACCTCCGAATAAAGCGATTGCTTTAATACCACCAGCTCCCATATTCATACGTTTATTAAGATCAGCAATATCTTTTGATTGCATATCCATTGTATCAGATATTTGATTTATTTTTTCTTGCATAACATTAACCTGGGTAATTAACACCTCAATCTTTTGAGCGGTTGTTAATTTGGTTAGGTTTGGCATTTTATGCAGCTTCGCTTGGTTTCTTTTGGTATTTTAATTCTATGTTTTCAGCTCTTAGAGCCTGGTTCTTGGTCTTTTCAACTTCTAACATGTCTAAAATCATGTGATAACTTTTCTTCATTTCATAATATTCTTTCTCAATCGAGTGAGCTTCAGCAGCGGTCATGTCTTTTCCTTTCAATAAATTGTGATGTGAGGGATCGAAGTTATTAAATTCCATTTTTATGTCAATCTATTTTATTCCAGACAGAGGATTTTCCAATGCTTTCTTTATTTTTAAGTCTAATTCTTCTTCTAGTTTTTTAATATCATCTTCAAATATTCTTAGTTCATCTCTTAAAGTGTTCTTCATTTCATTTACTAGGCTTTCTGTATATCGACTATCTTTCTCAAGTTGAGTTATGTCAGATTTAAGATCTGATTTTAATGACTCAGCTACCGAACTTACTAGCTGTATTTCCTCTAAGACCATAGATATTTCACCCTGAAGCATATCTACTTGTTGTTGCACTAAGTCAATTCGTTTGTCAAAACCGCTAAGATCAGGAGCTGCATAATCTTGGATCTGTTCTTTCATGGTAAGATAATCTTTATAAAACTCAAAACCTCCCCATAATGCACCAACAGATGTAACTAATGCTGTAATGATAGCAAAGATCTTGCCACCTTTAAATTTTATACCGCCAGGTAATTCTAATTCTGCCATTGACTATCTACCATTTCATTAATTGCCAAGTAATCCATATACCCTATAACATTTGCTCCATTATCTTGTATCACATCCTGTGTACTATAGAAAGTTAGATCCTCATAGTAGTTTGTATCTGTAATTGTAGATGTAAGGTCTGTAAAGCTAATATCAGACAGCACTACCATTAGAGCTAGTTGTGTAGTTTGTGCTTCATTTGATGTTTTATCCTCTTGTTTTGCCATTAATTTATTAGCAATCTTTTGTTTTATTTCTTTTTCTGGAACTACTTCTTGTGTTGTTTCTTGTGTCATCTCCATTTCTGTTTCAATCTCTGCTTCTATCTCTATTACTTCTGGAGTTTCTTCTATTGTTTCTGTCATCTCTATTGTCATTTCTTGTGTAGATGTATCTGTAAAATCCATTTCAATAACTAAATCATCTGTATATATATTTTCTAAAACAACCTCCATTTGAACATCTTCTATTTTTATATTATCTTGGACAATATCATCGACTACATCCAGGATGATTTCAGTAACAATATCAACAGTTTTGTATTGTATCTCCAAGAAAGGATCTGAGATTATTCCTCCAAACATACCGCTAGTATACCCAGCATCTACAGACCAAATATCCATTTTAAAATTAACATCTGTATAACTATTAACACCAATGTTTTGTGCATATTTGTAGTCTTTAACACCAGAATAGTCCATTTCCACAGTGTGTTCATAGGTATTAATAGAACTACCATCTGATTTAGTTACATGTAGTTTTATTGTAAAATAATCTCTGCAATCTCCATTAGTATTTTGACAGCCAGGAACAGATGTATTAGATATATGGCTTTCTATAGATGCACCATACTCTAAATCAAAGCCTTGTTGCATTTCTGCAACACTTAATCCTTGGTCTTTCAATGAGTATTCTTCGCTAATAATACCACCTCCACCAATAGCTGTGCCACCTTGGTCAGCACTACCCGTACATACTTCACCATCTTCTAATGTACCAGAGTAGCTGCACTGCTCTGTTGAGGCTCTGTCGTATGTAGTCCAGGTATCAGCTGGATCTAATATGTTTTCTGTGGTGAGTTCTTCTGCTTTAGAAAAGGAGCAATAAACTAAGAGCCATAAGACCAAAGTTTTTAAGACCATCAAAATCTCCTTCTGGTTCTTTTTCTTTTTCTCTATTCTGTAGAAATTTATTTTTAATTTTAGATCCTTCTGGCATCATATCAATATTAGCTAACCAGATCTCTTTTGATTCTTCTGCAATTTTTCCTTTAATAGGGGGATAAACTCCAGACATCCATAGTGCATCAAACACTTGAGGATCTTGAGCTAAGATAGCTACCGCTGGAACTTTAAGGTTCAAAGACATCATTTGCCTACTTAATTTTATTCTTACACAATTACTGTCTGAAACAGTTACGCCTGTACTAACACCTAGTATTTGTGTGGTAACAGATCCGCTATAAGCACTAACGCAGACATCACTATTAACTATGCTTATGCCTGGTGATATTGCAGACGGAGGAGCTTTATCTATTGTGTTTGATGAAACAGTGTTAGAAGATACAGTGTTAGTTTCAGCTTTTACATCTGTAATAGTCGCAACTGTTCCAAATAATAAAAGTATTGCTACTAAAAGTTTCATTTACAGATACAGTCGTAACCTTCGCAACACTCACACATTATGGTTTAGGTATATCTGTTTTGACTGTAGCAATCGCATCTTTCCAAGTAGTTGTACCATCTACAGCATCATGATACTGCATATCTAACTGGTCTTGGATTGACGGATAAGCATCTGCTCTATCTCTTTGATACTGCTTGTTGTCGTAATCAGTTTGTAACTCAGCTTTCTTTGACGATACTTGACTCCATGTAAAATCCTGTGTGTCTTTGTAAATAGCACTGCCATTTTCATCTGCACCAAAGATATATTTTACATTGGCTTCGTACTCAGCTTGATTGCTAGGTTCACCATTGACTACTACTTGAGCATTTGCATCAAGAGCTTTGATTGCACTTATTATATCTGTCATTGTTTTTCTCCTTTAATTTTCATTATGCTAGTATCTCCATTATTGTTAGAGTTGAAGTACCTCTAGGGTGGCTTTCATTATCAGAATCATCAGGAGACCTATTCAAATAAATAGTTACTCCTGCATTTTGAATACTCCATTGAACTTGATATGTAGTTGCTGAAGTAGTGTTTGGTGAATCTAAAAAATTTGAACCCACTCCATCAATTCTGTTACCAGCTGATGAACCTCTTTGAAACATAACTTGTCTTCTACTCCCAGCACTATTTCCTTGTGTTACAACAGTTCCACCTCTTGTTATTCTATAGTTTGCACTTCCACTACTATGACCTCCACTAATATCAACAGTAATAAATATTTTACTATTTGTGGCTGTAGGAGTAATAGATAAAGAAAGTCCAGAAATATCTAGATATGATGTTGATGATGAAGAAACTACATCTGTTTTTGTAACTGATAATACTTGACCAATCTTACCTGTATCAATACCACTAGGCAAAGAAGCTAGGTTAGGTAATGTAGTAACAGGAGCTACCGATTGATTGTTTAATTTAATAAGTGCCATTATGCTAGTACCTCCATCGCTACAAAAACACAAGGTGCTGTAACATACACTGCACCACTTGTATGTTGTCTAATAGCTATTTTGTAATTGATTTGAGATGTTGTAGATGGTGAATCTAAGTAATGCATAGAAATGGGATTACCTACATTTGCAACTTGATTATTTACTAATTCATCAGAGCCATTGACATTAGTAGAATCTCTATAAATTGTATAATAACCTCTACCATTCCCCACTTCTCCTGTAAAACATACACTTATATAAATTTTACTTGAAGTAGCTGTTGGAGTTATATTCAAACCATTACCTCCTGTTACAAAAGAAGTTCCTGTAGTAGAAAAACCTGATGTGTCATCTACCATAACTACTTGTGCAATCTTACCACCACCAATCGTAGCACTACCACCCTAGTGATACTGCACTACCATTTAGTGTGATTGAACTGTTAGCTAACTTAGCATTAGCGATTGTTCCGTCTGTAATTTTTGCATTAGTAACAGCACTGTCAACAAGTTGAGAAGTTCCGACTGAACCACTACCTACTGTCGTTAAGGTGATTGCTCTTTCTGCAAGAATAAAATCTATAGAATCTGAAGCAGTTAATGCTGAATCAAATACAATCGTACTACCTGATACTGTGTAGCTTGACTGAGGTTTCTGAATAACACCATTTAAACTAACTGTTAAACTCTCTGCACTACTAGGTACATAAGCAACACTATTTAATAATAGGTTATATGTAGCTGTGGCTGAAGTTGTAATATTATCTAAGACTGCTCTGTCTGATAAGTTTGATATATCTCTACCTATGTATGCCATTATGCTCCTACCTCCATAGCTATTATTTCTGAAGTTCCTCTTTCAAAGTCAGCAGTGTTAGAGTCATTAACAGTTCTATTAACATATAGCGTACCATTCTGATTATTTTTTACTCCGATTTGATAAGTAACAGCAGAAGTTGTATTAGGCGAGTCCACTGTAAACATAGATTGAGTATCAGCAGTTGATGTTGAATCACTATCCATGTTTGTTTGGTTTGATGCCATACCTAAAAGTCTACTTCCTGAAGAAGGAGCTATATTAATTGCAGTACCACCTCTTAAAAAATAATAAACTTGGTTAATAGCATTTTGACTATGTTCGTGAAATAACCTTGCAAATAAAAATATTTTAGAAGATGTTGCTGAAGGTGTAATAGATACACTAAGATTATTTACTGTAATAGTTGTGTTAGCTGTACCTGATTGTGAAAAAGCAGAACTATAAAGAGTAGATTGTATTTGTAGTATTTTACCTCCACCACCACCAGCACCAGTAATTGTTCCAGTAAAGGCATAGTCAGCACTTAGGTCTAGTTTAGTATTACCTACTGCATCATCAGCAATTTTAGCTGTGCTAATAGCTGTGTCAGCAATACTGTTTGTTATAATTTTAGTTATAGCCATTAGATCCCAAATGCCTCCTTAATTTCATCTACTGTTAATCCTAAGTCTTGGAGTTTTTGTTTAGCAGATGTTTTGTTGTTTTCTTTAGATGTGATTAGATTTGCTTCATACTCATTAGCTTGTGTTTCTAATGCGTTTAATTGTGTGTCAGTAGGTTTAGAAAAACTATATGTCCATGTTTTAATATAATCACCATTATCATCACTATCATTTTGTAATAATACTTTTGTATTATCCCAAGTATCAGAGTTTTCTTCTATGTATAATTTTAGTTTTGTATATAAATTTGCCATTATAATAATTTAAATCCTTGAAAAACTTTTGTTGTAAGAGATTGAGTTGAACCAGAGTTATGGTCACCATAAATTTCTATATAGTCACCAGCTACTAAAGGTACAAGTGCAGTTAAGTAAACTGCACCATAAGGAACAGTTCCACTTGAAAGAGCATTACCCCTAAATGCAGTATTTAACTCACTACCATTTTTATAAATATATATGTTTAGAGTTTGAGAAAAATTACTTGCTCTAAATTTTGCATTAAATAAATAATTACCATCTTTACCACTCGGAACAGTAAATTTTGAATCAGCAAAGGCATTATCAGTATCTAGTAGTTCACTTGTAAATGTTAATTTTGTTGTGGTATTAGGTGACATAGTTTGATTTGAATCTAAAATTGCAGTAAAAGCTGGAGTATTATTACCACCTACAGTAGCACTACCACCTAAAGAAACAGCAGAGCCATTTAAAGTAATAGATGAGTTAGCAAGTTTAGCATTAGCAATACTTCCAGCTAACATATCATTTGTTACGGAAGATAATGCTGGTGCTACAGTTTCTACTGCTCTACCTAAGAACACTGCATACATAGTGTCTGAACCAGTAATTGCAGATGATAGGGTTAGTGTTGTGCCTGATACTGTATAAGCATCATTCGGATTTTGCCTCACATTATTAATGAACAAAGCTAGATCTTGGGGATTTGTTACTGCATAATCTAGTATATAGGTGTCAGTGGCAGAAGTTGTGAAACTCTGTTTTTGTAGAGTTTGATATTTATCTGCTGGTGTATTTCCAATATACATTTTTAAGTGCTGATATCGTCTACTGCGGAAACCCAACAATCAACTGATGAAGCTGTATCAGATTGAACTTTTAATGCATCTCCAGATTCAACAACAAGTTTTCCTGTTCCTAATACTTGTAACGCACCACCTACTGGTAAAGGTGCATTCTTTACAAGATAAATATCATTTGTTCCATCATTAACATATACGTCTACATTAACAGCAGCTGTATGAATATTAGTTACATGAATACCTACATAAGTATCAAAACTATTGGCTGTAGCTATAGTGACTGGTGATGTTCCAATGTCATTTCCTGTGTATCTTCTAAAATTTTGTGCCATATATTACTCCTATCATAAAGCCACTCCCATGGCTATTGAAAATCCTTTCGTTGCAAAATTACTGGTATCAGTAGACTCAATATTATTCCAGGCAGAACCATCATAATATTTAAGTACATTAGTTGTAGTATTAAAGTATAAATCACCAGCGTTCAAGGCATCTCCATCGTTATCTACTGTAGGATCAGATGCTTTAGCTCCCAGGTAAGTATCATCAAAATTATCAGCAGCGGCTTCAGCAGCGGCTTGAGCTGTCTGAGCTGCGGTGGCTGAGTTAGCTGCATTGGTTGCCTGAGTTGTTGCTGTACTAGCTGAAGAAGAAGCGTTAGTAGCTGATGTACTTGCTGCGGTAGCCTGGTTAGTAGCTGTTGTAGCTGATCCAGCGGCTGATGTAGCAGAACTAGCAGCGTTTGTTTCACTGGTTGATGCAGCACTAGCACTATTCGCAGAAGAAGTAGCACTTGATGCAGAGGCAGTAGCACTGTTACTAGCGTTAGTAGCTTGGGTAGAAGCTGTAGTTGCACTGGATGCAGCGTTAGTTTCTGAATTTTCAGCATTTGTTTCAGCTGTTTCGGCAGCTGTCTTAGCAGTTTCAGCAGCTGTTTGAGCTGTTTCTGCTGCTGTTTGAGCTGTCTGTGCGTCTGTTGCAGATGATGCAGAAGATGTTGCACTATTGGCAGAAGCTGTTGCAGAAGCGGCAGCGGCAGTTGCGGAGGAAGCGGCTGCATTTGCGGAGGTCGTAGCCGAAGCCGCATCTACTATCAGATCCCACTTAGCTGAGTCTGAATTGGTTGTCAATGGCTCTATACCAGAAGATGTATGAGCTGCATTACAGAAGAAAATATTATTGGTTGAGGTGTCTTTAACAAGATCTCTAACAGCATAAGATGTAGAAGCAGACCAATCACCTCTATATCTACCTAGTTCCTGGGTAACAGATATTTCACCAGATGAATCAAAAGCTAATACCTTATTAGCTCTTTCTGTAGCTCCTACTGTAAAATCAGTAGAAGTCATAGTATTTGTTCTTGAAATCTTTATGGAACGATCAACAGCTTCTTGTAGTTCTTGGCTAACAAGCATCGCTTTATCGAGAGCTGCTTCGTGTGTTTCTGCGGGGAATGGATCATTCGCAACATAATCAGTGTCTTGTACCTGGGAAGTCTTTCTTCTAATAACTAAGGTTTCTCCAGTAGCTGGAGCTGTTACCATAGTTACAGTGCCACCTGAGTTGCTTTGTACGCCAGTTACTGTGTAATCTGTTGTTATTGTCTGTAGTGTTTCTGTACCATTAGAAGCTCTGATGAAAACTTCAAGATCATCTTCCGCTATAATGTAATAACTAAAGGTGAATGCTGTGGTTGAACCATTACCAGCATAAGAATTTTTGATTGTTGTACTAGATATTGTCATAATTTATGCTTACTTACTCCTTATAATATATCACATTAATTGTCCATACATAATTAAAACTCTGGAGGTCTGCTTGGAAACTTCCTACCAGGCTTCCACCAAAATTTAGTCTTTTGCTCTCTATTAACTTTTTTATTCAATCTTTTTCTTTTTTCTGCATATTTAGGATCTATCCATTCCGACAGATTATCGAATAACCATCTTTCTAAAGCTAATCTTGCGTACCAAATAGAACCACCAGGGGTATTTTTTTTTATAAATTCTGAAATTTGACCTCCAACATTAGGATCTTTGCCTTCTAATTTTTTAGAAGCAACACCAAATGTCATCTCTATTATCTGAGCTAAGAATAAAGGAACAGAACCAGCTAATGCAGCTACAGAACTTGCAGTACCATACCTACCAGAAAAAAGAATATCTCCTATTAACCCAAATCCACCACCATGTAATACAGCGTTTAAAGTATATTTACCCACATCACCCTTATTCATTTTGTCAAAATTTGTAATATCTTTCCCTTTTGTTATTTGTTTTAATTCATAGGTTAAAGCACCAACAGCTGATGTTCCAACAATAAAAGGAATCAAATATCCTAACTTACCACCTAAAGTTTTTTTACCCCAACCTTTAGTAATGTGAGTCAAATGAATAGCAAAAGGAAATGACTTAAATTGTAAAAAATTATTAGCTATTTCTCCAGGTATTGTTCCAGGTTTTGTCTGTTGTTTAATAGCAATAGCACCAGCGGCTTTTGCATTTGGAATTGAAAAATCTATAACATAGTTCATGCTTCTTTGAATTTTTGCTTGAACATCACTTAATACTCTTTCTGGGTAATCTGTTCTTTTTAAAATATCTATTGGTTTTAAAAATAAAGCACCTTTATATTTTGGATCATCTATACCAGCATCGTATAATTTTGTAGACCTAATAATATCCCAATCAGATTTAGTGATATTATGAATATTTAATAAATTAAAAAAGTCTGGATCTTTTATTTTTAAATCTTCAAAAGAATTGCCAACTTCTCTTGCTAAATATGCCATAAATTCCATACCAACACCCCATCTACCAGCTTGAGTAAACCAAGACAAACCAGATGATCTTAAAACAAAATCAGCAACTCTCCTTGTAATTTCTGGGGAATCCATTTCTTCTAAAGAAATTCTAGAGATACCACTAGCAACATTAGGAAAATGATCTGCTATCATACCACTCGTTAAAGCTACTTTTATCATAGTGCTTTTATCTTTATTTAATCCTTCTTTAACAAACATTTTCAAACTTCTATTCATAGATTTTAAAGCTGGTAATCCATTAGTTTTTGATGTTAGTGCTGTTGTTAAAAAATCGTTTATAGACAGAACAAAAGCTGATCCTAAATACATACCCGTAGTTAATTGTCTTAAACCAGCAAAACCTCTAGCCATCCAAACTGTAACTGGATCAAAAGAATCACCAGAATGATAAGACAAAGAACTTTCAGCTGTATATATGTCGCTTTCCAATTTTTTTTCTAATCTGTCAAATAATTTAGGATCTTTAATATTAGAAGTTTTTAATTCTTTTTTGGCAGTTTGTTTCATCCAATTTAAAAAATTTTTTGGATTAGGGGATAAGACTCTCATTAAAGCAATATCTTTTGCCATAGCGGTTAAATGATTAATCATAACATCAAAAGCATTTGACGTTGTACCAAATCTTTTATGATAAATTAACCAGGAATCAAAATCTTTAAATTCTAAAAATCTATGATCCATTCTTCTGTTTCCTATATTAGATGAAAAATTATGATTTGAATTTTTGTTATAACCTTCTGATTTTATTGTTTCATAAACATCTCTTAATGTTAATTCTAACTGTTCTTCGGTAAAAGGTTTCCCAGTTTTATGGTCAATCATATTTTCTAAATCTAATAATTTGTTATCTTCTAATAAAAATTTTTTCCACCCATCATATTCAGCTTCTCTTATTGTGCTAGAATTATGTCTTGTAGGTAGTCCATACACGCCATTCTTTTTTTTAGGAATAGATCCTCCAGCATCATTGAATAATTTTCTACCAAGCTCATGAGCGGCATTCCAACCAACAGCCATTTCTTCCGCTGCTTTATTCCCAGTGCTTCCTAAATTAAATATCTCTCTACCCATAGTAAGAAGTGTCGCTTTGTTTCTGTTTTGTCCTAATAAATTATGTCTAAAAGTTACCAAAGTTTTTTCCATTTCAGAAAATAACAAGGCTTTGACAATTGGCACTTCTTCTTCTACAGAAGCAATTCTTTTGACACCTTCTGCATTTTCAGTCCAATTAAATTTCTGTTTAATAACAGAACCATAATCTATTTCACCTTTAGCATTTTTAAAGGTTCTCATTTGCTGAATAAATTCTTCTTGTAACTTGGATGTTAATAATGCCTGTTTTGCTTTGATAGATGCTCTATATCTCAAATTATCAAAGGTATCTCTACCAGCCATTTTATCCGCTTGTTGTTCAGTAAAGCCTTTTTTTATAAAAGATTCTTTTATAGCTTTGTAATCTAATTCTAGTTCAGTTTGTTTTGCATTATTAATAAGATTTGCATCTGCTGCTTTTTTTATACATTCTAATAAGCTCATTATTTAAGTCCTGGACAATCCTTTAATATTTCAATGATTTTTTTATCATCGACTATATCTTCTATTATTTCTTTTTGTTTTTTCATTATTATTTTATCACCTTCTCCCCCAACTAATATTTCTTTTTCTGGATCTAATTTAGAAATAAAATCTTTTACTTGTTTCTCATCATTAATATCAATATTTAGAGAACTAGATATTTCCTCATCTACAGCTTTTGTAAATGTTTTTGCTTCGTGTGGATCTGAATAATGATCTAAGTTTTTTGAAGTTTCTGATTCTTTAGGCTTTTTAGTTTGGATCTGTGTATATCCCTCAGATACTGAAAGGCGTTCATTTCCCCCTGTACTAATCCCCTGATAATCGCCTCTTTCAATTGAACCTCGGACAGCTGTTTTAAAAGATTTGATTGCTTCTTGTTTACGACCATTTTTGTAGGCTTTTGCTGCTTCTGTAAGTTCATCTGATAAAGTTCCTTTCATATTAGCTAATTTCTTTATTTTTTCAATAGCAACGCTTGTTTCATCTAAAACATTTTGATTGTAGGAACTATCTAATTTATTTTTTCCAGACTTTGTAATATTTTCATCGTTCTTTAATAAAAAAGAAGAAATACTCTTGTCTTTTCTTAAATCTTTAATAGCAGAATCTAATACCTTAACTCTTTCTTCTATTAATAATTCCTTAAATTCCTGTGAACCAAACAAATCTTGAACTTCCCTAGTAGTAGTACCAGCAGATAAAATCTCATCTATTGCTGTATTAATTTGATCTAAATTGTCAAAATCAGTTTTTGATAAATATTCTAATATTTTTTGATGTAGATTTGGATCTTGAACTCTCATACCAACAGCAGCGGCTGTTCTATCTGGAATATTTTTTGATAAATAAAATTGCCATGCGACAGGATCTAATTTGGATAAACCAATTCCATATCTAAGTGTTGCAGAATTTCCTAAAGCTCCTCGAATGTTATCTAAATATTCTGGAGTAATCTTTAAGGCTATAGCAACATCTGAAGCGGTAGCAGTGCCATTATAAATGTTGATAGACATAGCCTCAAGCATAGTTTCTGCTTCTGTCCATCCATCTACTTCTCTGCGAACTGTTGCTAAGATATATGGTTTTTGACCATCTTTCTGAGCTTTAATTTTTTTAGCTAATCCTAATCTTTGATGACCATCTGCAATAACCTTTCTGCCATTTTCATATTCATAAATCATCACAACATTAGCAGCATCTTGATTCCAAACATTCTCTGATTTTAGTTTTGGAGATACCCCAAATTCATCTATCCCAGTTTTAAATTGAAATGTTTTAGGATCTGTTTCTATTTCATCTGGATCTAATTTTTGAAATCTAACAATAGGTTTACCAGAATGAGGATCAGCTTCTAAATCTAAAGGAGTATTTGGATCATCTGGTATCGATATTTCTCTATTTTTAAACAAATCCTCACCAGCTTTTTGCACTCTTTCAATATGCTCTACTTTACCAGCTATAGTTTTTTCTAAAGGATTTTCTTGTTCTAATATTAAATCTCCATCTAATATATTTTCTACTGTTTTAATAGTAGAGTTCTTAGAAGATTCTGGAATAGCTCGAAATATTTCTCTTAATTCTTTTGCAGAAAATTGATTAAAACTTTGATTAATATATGAAAAAAATTTTTTATTAAACTCTTGATTACTAAAATCGGACTCGTCTATCATCTTGTTTAATTCTTTAGAAAATAATTTTAATCTTCCGCTCTCTGTTTTTTTTAAGATCTCAGTCATTCCTTTTTTGAAACCTTTTATAGTGTAAGCGGGAACACCACCAATTGCTGGAGCTAGAAAAAAACCACCAACACCAGCGGCAACTATTGCACCAGTAGCATCATCCCAAGAATAATCAGATCCTAATTTTTGATTATATGGAACAACTTTTGTTTGAATACCAGCTTCTGCAGTCATTCCTATAGCTGCTTCTGTAAATGCAATTTTAGCCAAACCACTTAATGTACTGAAGTTGCCACCAGTAGCCATACTTAATGGTATAGTTCCCCAAATAATTGGATCAGTAAAAGCTCCACCCATTGTTCCCACCATACTGGGAATAAAGAATCCATTGTCAGCATACATTTTGTTAATTATTTGTTTTTGTTCTAAATCGGCTAATTGTGTTTTTCGTAGATTAAAGTAATAATCATAATTTCTAAAACCACCTTGTGGTGATCCTTTGGCTTCTGGATTTTCTTCTAACCATTTATCAATATCATCAACAATATATTTTATTTTTTCATTTGTATGTTCAGCATTAAATGTACTACCTTTAAATTCTTCAATAACTCCTTGAGCCGCTGGATCATTATCCTGTAGTATTCTTTGCTGAATATCCGATGCATATTTTTTATTGATATATTTATCATCTACTGCTGGAATATAATCATGTAATCCTGGGGTGTCTTTTTTTCCCAAAGCTCTAATATCTTGAACAACTCTATCCATATCCTCCGTAACATTTTCTATTTCCGAAACAGAAGTTCTAAAATTTTCAAATAACTCAAAACTATCAGTCATTATTTCGCCAAATTCAACAGGAGCAGATTTGGCTGTTCTTTCACCAAAATAATCAGCTGGATTTCTTTTTAATTTTTTATCAGTAAAAAAATTTTTTTTAGATGTGGGTAAATTAAATTGTGCCATAGTTTTTTAAATACTCTGCCTCTTTGTTTCTTCTGGTAGGATATGCGTCACCAAACTCTTGTAGTTCTTTATAAAGTGCATCCCAATCACCATCAGTTGCATATTTAATAAATGACGGAGTTCTTTTATAACTACCATATTGAAAACCAACAGATATTAAAACTGTGGCTTGACCTTGATCTAAATCTTCAAAAGGCACAACTGGATCATAGGCTTCATATTGTCTTTGTAAATCTTTGGCATAAAACTGCCTAGAGCATTCATCAATATGATCTACATCATCTTGTTCTAAGACTAACGACTCTGCAAAGGCTTGAGCTTGTTCGCCATGTAAACCAAAGTAAGGTTTTAATTTATTAATTACTCTTTGGTCTATGCCAATAGCCTGGCAAAAAACTTCATTCTTTTCTTTTAGATCAAAACCACTAGCTATAGTAACACCAGAATTATTAGTAGGCTGATATCCTTGACGAATGCCTTGACCTTCTAGCTCGTGTATAAAATCCCAATCTATGTTATTCATTTTTGTTTATAAGATTCTTTTAATCTTGGCAATATTGCTGATAAATCAAAGACTATCTCTTTTCCATCTTTGTCTTTATAAATGTCATAAATATCCCCATTAGGATTATTGAAATAAATATGATACTTTCCATATTCCTCAGTATTTTTTAAATAAATTTTATCTTTATTTTCAAACAAATCTTTTGCTAAAAATTCTTTTCCTTCATAAAATGGTCTATTTATTTTAGGAAGAAACTCTTGTCCTGGTTCTTTAAACTGTATTCCTTCTTCTGTCATGTTTGGAGTTTCGTAAGTAGCTGTTGCTAAATCAAATAATTCTTGATCTAATGTATCTTCTAAAAATGTTTTTAAATCTGTAAAACTTTTATCTACAGTTCCATTCCTCATTTCTTGAGGAAGAATAATATGATTATCATCTCCAAATTCTGCAATACCTCCAAAATATCCATCACCATATTGGACTAAACCAGCAGCTTCTTGAATAGACAGATCCCAAGCATCTATTGCTTCATCGCTATAAGGATCATCCTCTTGAGCAACAGCTATCAGTGTTGGTGATTCTAAAACTTTATTATAAAAAATATATTTAGCTGATTCAAAAATTTGATTTTTGGTTTGTGGCAAAACCTCATCTAATGACGGAGGTAGTAAATTGTTTGTTACTGTAAAAAATCCATCAATCACTTCTAAATTACTTAATTTAAAAGATTCAACTATTTTTTTGTTTTGATCGTTATCTCTAACTTTTAACCATCCATCCAACATATTTTTTGTAACTTCTGTATGCCTACCATCATTCATCATCATCATTAAACCAGCTTGAGAAAACATAGGAACTGATTTCGCTAATTCACCAAAAGCAATAGCAGCATCATCTCCAGAGATATAAGTAATATTTCTTATCAATGTGGTCATACCATCAAAGTCAGCAGTCTTGGTGTAATTTTTAATATTATCTATAGCCTCTGGTTTAAAATATTGAATTTCACTTCTGTCATACCTATTAGAAATTTGCGTAACAATAGCTCTATAATTATCAGCTTCTTGTTTAAATGTATCAAAATCAGATTCTAAAAAATTAATATCAGGAACAGCAGCAATACCAAAATCTTCTGCCATATTTAAAATATCCTTATTAATCATAGTTTCCATTTTGCCTACTAACTTTTCTAAATTAGATTGGTAATCGCTTTCAGCGATAGTTACGCCTTTTCCAGACATAGCTGCTTCTGTGTTTTCTCTTGTTACTCTTGTTAATTCTTCTTGAACAACAGGTAATGGTGAATTTCTCATTAATGTAATATTTTGAAAATTTTCTGCTGCACTATTTATTTTTTCTAATAATGGAGTAACTTCATCTTCTAAACCAAATTGTTTAGAATACTCTATCAAAACATCACCTCTACTGTAGAGGTCTTGTAAATCTGTTAAACTGCCAAAAAGATTTGGATTTTTTGTAACTTCTAAAAAGTCATTGGTATCTGATTTTAATTGAGAAATATCGCTTTTTACTTGAGCTTTTAATGTTTTAATTCCTGTTTCAATTGCAGATTGTGCTTTATTGCTAAGAATGTTTAGTGTTTTTGGTTCTATACTTTTATCGTAATAACCATTTTTGTAATTTTCTAAAAAGACACTAGGGTTATCTACTACTAATTTTTCTGCTTTTCTTTCTTCTACTGTTTTCATCACAGTTTCGAAATAACCATTTGGCATAGGGATTCCATCTCTTGCTGAATCCTCTATTAATTTTTCAATATTTATCCTTGATGCAAATTCTTGTGCTTTGTTTCCACCAGCATTTAGTATTTTATTTGTTTCGAACTCAATATTGTTATTTAATGTTTTAACGCCATCTTCTCTAATATTTTTCCATACAGATGATTGAACATTAAGATATTCATTGTTGTAAATTTCATTAGCTTTAGAGGTAAATAATTGTTTAACAACAGGATCTTTAGCTGTAGTTGCAAGACTAGCTATTAAAGACTCACTACCTTTTTGGAAACCTGGTAAGGCTGTATTTGTATCTGGATTATTTTGTGCATCAAAACTTAGTTCATTTAACCCAGGTGTATTTTCACTACCTTTTAAATATTGATCTATTAATTTTGATGTTTCTGTTTTTCTTTGTAATGATGTTTGTGCCTCATAAAACTTTGAAGAAATTTTTTGAACATCACCCGCTAATCGTGCTGCTGCTTCAAACGGAGCTGCTGCTGCTGCTCCAATATCAGCAACTGGTCTAGCTCTTGTACCCGTCTGAGATGTAATTTGAGTCTTGGCTTTAAATTCTGGTATTTGTACCATTATAATCCACCATATTTTCTTGTGTAAGCAATATCAGATGCTCCACCTAATAATGTACTACCAGCCTGGAAGTATGATCCAATAGCTCTTTGTCTACCAGTGTATCTAGCTAGTCCGCCTTCCATTCTAGAAATGACTGCTGCTTCTCTATAATCACCAGCTTCTATAGATGCATTGTATTCTATGTTTTGTCTTTCAATAGCTGCTTCTGTTAAATAATCTTCCATCACTGCTAAAGGCGTTCCCCTGGATGGATCTACACCAGAAAAAGCATAGGCTCTTTCTACACTAGCAAAAGTCTTTTCAAAATCTTTGTTAAATAATTTAACATTTCTTTCACCAATTTCTTTAGATCTTTCAGCTTTTTGTTCGTAAGTAGCAGCGTTTTGTTCAGCTATTGTTTGTTGATATTTACCAGCTGATTCTGCTGCTTGACCAGCTTGAACACTAGCTACTGCTCCTGTTACTGCGGAAGCTATAAGTATTGTTTCTATACCCATTTTACTATCCTTGCATACCTTATATGATCTTGATTTGAAATATATTTTTTCATTATTCCTTCATTTTCTAATCCTAGCCATTTAGCAAAACGATGACCTAGTTTAAAGTTTTTCTTCACTGTTGTCTGTAATCGTACAATTTTATTTTCTTCAATCAACTGTTCTAATGCTTTTTTAACAACCCTTGCTGTTGCCACAGGATGATCCCATACTTTATTAGAAGCAATAACCCATCCCTCATAAACACCTTCCCATAACAAAGTTACACCACCTGATACAATACAATCACCATTATAGACAGCTGTAAATGATTTCCCCGGTTCTTCTAAATGGTGTAAGTGATCTTCCCAAACTTTATCTATTTGTACATTAGGATCATTCATAATACCTCTTGTCATTGTCAAACCATGTTCCGTTCTGAAAGGTATTATAGATAGATTACCCTTCATTTGTTGTAACTCTAGGATATATGCCAATAATATTAATTGGTAAAGGCTGTGTTTGCCTTACATAAATATATCCATCAGTTTCAAAATCTCCTCTAAATTCTACTTGTTTATCCCCAGTAAATGGTGGTATCGCAACATCCATAGGATTAGCACTAGATCTAAATGGTATTCTTTCCATGTTATATAAATCTGATCCTATCTCTACACCTACAGAAGCTAGTAATCTTATTGTTACATCGTGTATACGTTTTGTTTGACCTTGAGCTACACCTTCAGCAGCTCCCGCTTCTATACGCATTGTTTGTAATAAACTTGTATATCCTAATCCTACACTTACTTTAGTTGAACTTCTATCTAAGGTTATTGATCCATTAGATACAGTTTTATCTGGATGTGTTGCACCATCAGCCAGGATAGCTACAGTTTCACCTTCTAAATGATCTAAACCAGATATAGTGGTAGTAGCTGAACCATTGTAAGATAAACCACTATCAACAAAAAAAGCATCAGCAATATTTGTTCCATAATCATAATTATTTAAATACTCTACATATCTCCTTGTTGTTCCATTTATATTTCTTTTAACAACCATATATAGATCATCTTCATCTGCATCACCAGGTATTGTTGCTAGATTTTCTACATGACCAAAACTATCTGATCCAAATGATCCACCTAGTTCGTGAAGATGCCATCCGACTACATCTTCTGCTCTTTGATATGTTAATCCTATTAGCTTTCCATCTTCTCTTGCACCCCAGATAATACTCTCTGGTTCTTGTTGATATGATAATTCTTTTATACCCGACTCTGTAACATTCTCTGCTAGGATTGTCATGTCAGGTGCAACATAAGAGTCAAAGTCAAAACTATAAGTTAATTCTCTAATTTTTCTTTTTGCTCTTTGTAGAAACATCGTAACGTTAGCTACCTGGATTGCATCTACATTAGCAGATCCGTAAGATGTTTGTCTTTGAATTTGTATATTAGTTGGTGTGATAGGTTGTGTTGTACCTGAAGCAGATACCACAAACTCACCACCGACTGTTCCCGCAATCAATGATCTTTGTGCAGATAAAAATCTAATACTATTCACTTTGTTTGATGCGATTGTATAAATCATCGCTGAAGTATCATTAACACTTGTATGATATCCATCATCAAAATTTTGATATTCGTTTACTTTAGAAAAGAATAATGTTTGTGGTTCTTCGTTTGTACCCGCAAACACTAATCGTTGTTCAAAGAAAGTAACACTAGAGGGATGACCAGTTGTATCTGAGAATGATCCTAATGCAAAATCTGTATTGGCTGAACCTGAACCTAGAGATACTTTAACTGTACCGACTACTTCTGTTGTAGAAGTAAACGCAGTAATAATAGCATGACCTTCATGAAAGTGTATAGCTCTACCAACATCAGTTGATTTAAATCCATCACCTCCATTAATACCTGTTGTTGATGATGCGGTAAAAGTTGCTGATGATCCTACAGTTGTATGAGATGCTGTTAAAGTTGTTGATGTATCGTTATGTGGCTGAAATGGAGGAACATTAAATTCTACCTCATCTAAAATCCAATTCGTATGACCAGTCCTAGAGAGTTTTCTAACTGCGTAATTTGGATGTACGAGGTACATAATATCAGCAGATTGTGCAAATTTAATACCACCTACATCACCAGCTGCATAAGGTGATGTTATCTCATAAATCCTAAAAACAGAACCACCAGAAGCATAGGCAGTAAAACTACTAGAGTTGATGTTATTCCCATCAACATCCTGTAACTCAAATGTGTTGGTTGTTTTGTTAGCGACTTTAAAAGTCTTTCCATTAACTTCCACCATTCCTGTAACTGAACTAATAATGACATGATCTCCATTGTTATAACCATGTGCAGCTGCGGTTACTACTGCTGGATTAGCTTGTGTGATGTCTGTAATTGACACAGCTGATTCTGTGATAATTCCTTTGTCTTTGTAAAAACGAATATATTGATCTCCAAACTCCATGACATAAGTTTGAACTGTAGAAAATTCAAAAGGTATTAACCTTACAGTATCGGAGCTATTTTTTACTTCGTGAACAAAAGATGTTCCTGGTCTGCGACTTGCACCACCATGTGGTTGAATTGTAAAATTACTAATGGTTTTTGCACCATTATAATATTTAGTGAGATCTGTTCTTCCGTCTAACCTGGGGGATAATTGACCAGCTGTAAAGTTGGTATAAGCAACAGTTTGTCTTGGCATTAAAACCTCGAATTAATAAATGTTGAACTGTCTATATAATCTGGTGTTCCTTCGGTTGCGTCTGCATGTCTAGCTAATCTTAGTTTCTCATTGTAATCTTGTTTCAATGCAACAGCTAAACTAGTTGAACTAGTAATGGCATAACATAATTCAGCTGCTAGTCTTGCTACAATAGACTCAATTAATAAACTATCGTATTGAGTAGGATCAACAACCCTGGCTGAATAGATTAAATAAACTGTATCTTCATCGGTTAATATTTTTCTACCTTCTACTTTAAACTTTTGACCACCATCTACATTAGAGGATGATCCATCGTGGTAGCCACCTAATGACAAAACCCTAATACAATCACTAGGTAGCTGATATTGATATGTATATTCGTGTGTTGGACTAGCTGTGTCTTGAGCTAGTTGAACTCTTTTGACTAAACAATTCCAGGTATGTTCTCTAAATACAGCATCTCGTAATGGTTCATATCGCTGATTACATAATCTTGCATTCTTACTATCTTCTGTTAATGCAGTGATATTATTAGCACCTAATATATTTAATGCTGAGTTACAAATTTCTACTACTGATGTCATCCTACCATTGTCTTTCTATCTGATTTTTTATTTCTATTAGCAAAATTTCTTGCTGCCTCTTTACTACCAAAACCCCAGGCTCTTAATGCTAGTGCTAATCTTGTTGGCTCTCCATTAGGTTTTTTCATTCCCCCTTGCATTCCAGCAAAACGAGCAGCAAAAGATACTCTGCGTGGATTTGTTCCCGACTTAACTGGTGCTTTTAAATTACTACCTTCTTTTCTTTTATAGTAATCTCTACCAGCCTGGTTTAATCCACCACTTTTGTTTTGATATTTCTTTAAAGGCATCTTAACCGATCATAGTTTTCTTTTTTGTTTTTCTAATTTTTTTTAAATCAGCAGCTTCAATCTTCTTTGGATTACCAGCTACTGCTGCAAGTTTCTTTTGTTT